CCCTTGAGCACTGGGAAAATTCCAAGCTTGATGAGAAGCACGACAAGCAGCAGTCCATGAAGGGTCTCAAGAAGGGCGGACGCACTGGCAAGAACGTCGGCGGCATGTCAGCGGCGGCTGGCAAGGATGACGGTGATTCTTACAATCCCCGTTATCTTGGTTCCGCGCAGACAGAGGCTCCGTTCAAGGATACTTCTGCTGGTGCGCCGATGCGCGAGGCCGCTGAAACTGTTGGTCGTCGCCTCAAGGGCCGCCCCGCTGGTGCCCCCGGTGGTGATATGCCGGAGCCCCGCAAATCCGGTGGCAAAGCCGACAAGTGGATCTCCAAGGCCATCAGCAAGCCCGGCGCCCTTCACAAGTCGCTTGGGGTTCCCGCTGGCGAGAAGATCCCGGCGAAGAAGTTGGCGAAGGCCGAGCACAGCTCCAATCCGAAGCTGGCGAAGCGCGCCCACCTCGCCGAGACCCTCAAGCACCTGCACCGCGCCAACAAGTTTGGTGGCGGTGCGCTGTCCGATGGCAAGGCTCCCAAGGGCAAGAACAAGGGCACGCACATCAACATCATGATCAATCCCAAGGGCGCCGACGCCGGTATGCCGGGCCTGCCTCCGGGCATGCCGGGTATGCCTCCCGCCGGTGGGCCTCCGGCTGGCGGCGGCGTCCCCGTGCCGATGGGCATGCCCCCGATGGGTGGCGGCATGCCGATGGGCGGGGCTCCGATGGGCGCTCCCCCGATGCCTCCTGCTGGCGGCATGCCCCCCATGCCCCGCAAGGCTGGCGGCAAGGTGTACCGCTCCTACAAGGACATGGATGCAGGCGCCGGTTCGGGCCTCGGTCGCATTGAGAAGACCGAGATCCAGAAGCGTCGCGGCTAAAATATTCGCGGGCTGTTCGGTCGGCTCGCGGATCAAGGGACGGCTGGTTTGACCCCCTCTACCAGCCGTCCCGCTTACATCGAGGGGGAGCAAAGAGGGGTCTATGCTTACGTTCAACACGCTCTTCGAGCGCGAACTGAAGAAATTAATCATCGCAGCCATAGAAGACCGGAAGGAAAACCTTTCCACAGGTTTGGCGACGATTGATTTCCCAACTTACAAACACCAAGTAGGAATAATAAGCGGCCTCCGAATGGCACTTGATGCCTGCGACGAGGCGACCGCTATTTGTAGCCGTGACCAGCAAACGAGGGGGAATAATGTCTAACGTGTCAGCGCACCACAACATCGCCATGCTTCATGAGGCCGACCCCAAGGAGACCCTCCTGAAAGACCTTGGCGACATCAGCGACATTGAGTTGATGAACACACAAGTCCTCGTGGCGGTCTACATCCGCCCCGAAATGACCAAGGGCGGCGTCATCATCCCCGGCAAAGCCCGCGATGAAGACCGCCACCAGTCCAAAGTCGGCCTGATTATCAAGACCGGGCCGTCCGCATTCGTTGATGAAGATGGAAAATGGTTCTCCGACCTTGGTTTGGACGTTGGAGATTGGATTGTTTTTCGCCCCAGCGACGGGTGGAACGTCACCGTCAACGGCGTCTTGTGCCGCATGTTTGACGACACCGCCGTGCGCGCCCGCATCCCGCACCCCGACAATGTTTATTGAGGAGATAACCTATGGCTGACGTCGAAAATGAAGTTGAAGACGTTAAAAAGGACGCTCCAGAGGCCGCAAAGGTCGAAAATGGGGACGAAACTCCTCAGAACGACGCCCTTGAGCCCGATGAGGGCATAAAAGAGCTTAAAATGAAGCTTGAACAGGAGCGCGCGGCCCGTATTGAGGCCGAAAAGCACGCCAGAATGGCCTTCCAGACCGCCGCCGAGGCTAAAAACGAGACGCAAGACACCAATTTGCAGCTCGTTCGCAACGCCATCGACACGGTCAAGCGCAATAACGAAATCCTCAAGCTCAACTACAGCGAGGCGATGTCGGTCGGCGACTACGCGAAGGCCGCCGAGATCCAAGAGACGATGGGCACGAACGCCGCCAAGCTCATGGAGCTGGAGCGGGGCCGCGCCCACATGGAACGTGCGCCCAAAGTCGTGGCGCCCGAGCTTCCGCGCCACTCTGACCCCGTCGAGGAGCTTGCTTCGCAGCTTTCCCCTCGATCCGCAGACTGGGTCCGCCGCCACCCGCAGTGCGTGACGGACCCCCGCATGTACCAGAAGATGGTCGCCGCCCACAATCTGGCCGTCGCCGACGGATACCAGCCCGACAGCGACGACTACTTCAGCGTCATCGAGGACACGTTGCGCATCAACCGCCGTCAGGCGGCTGAATACGACGAAGACCCCACGTCTGGCGCCGCCAAGGTCACGCAGCGCCGCGCCCCACCCGCCGCCCCCGTCAGCCGCAATGGCAGCGGGACCGGGTCGCGCAACAGCGCCTACCTGACCCGTGAAGAGAAAGAAACCGCCCGCGACCTTGGCATGACCGAGGAAGCCTACGCCCGCAACAAGGCGCTTCTCAAGAAAGAAGGACGCATGCAATGACTGGTAAATTTCAAAGAGCAATCGCCGAGAAGGTGGCGCAGGCCGCCCCCGTCCTTGAGCGCGCGTCCCTGCGCCCCGAGCTTCGTGAGGCCGACCCTCGCGCACGCGCGGCCGCACGCGCCGCCCAAATCCGCGACGACAATGGCGGCATGGATGAGGGCACGGATGAGTTCTACATTCCCAAGGACATCATCCCGGACGGCTGGACCTATGAGTGGAAGCGCCACACGATCTGGAACCAAGAAGATCCGGCCTACACAGTCCAGATCGCTCGCGAGGGCTGGGAGCCCGTGCCGTCGAGCCGCCACCCGCAGATGATGCCCTCCAACTGGACCAAGGGCACTATTGAGCGCAAGGGCATGATGCTCATGGAGCGCCCCACCGAGATCTCGGAGGAGGTCCGCCGCATTGAGCAGAAGCGCGCCCGCGATCAGGTGCGCATCAAGGAAGCCCAGCTTTCCGGCACGCCAGAGGGCACGATGGACCGCGTCAAGCCGACCATTTCGAAAAAATTCGATATGCCAATCCCCGAGGATCTCTGAGTTGAAGGGGGCCGTAATTGGCCCCCTTTTCTTTTGTTGCGAACTTGTTTATAGTGCTACGTCAAGGTCACATTGTGCCTTACCTCCCCCCGGCGTGGGAGGTTCGCCTACCCCCGGCTTCCGAGCTTCCCCGGTGTGAAGTGACGAGCTTTCCCGTAAAAAGGAGAACCCGTCATGGCGAATACCAATGCGCCCTACGGTTTCCGTCAGTATCAGGGCAATGGTTCTGCTCCCACCTACGAGCAGGTCGCCGTTGTTATTGACTACAACGCATCCGCGATTTACTTCGGCGACCCCGTAACGCAGCAGGCTGACGGCTCCGTCGCTCAGGCCGCGTCCACCGGCGCCACCCCCGCTGCCCTCGGCATCGCTGGCATCTTCGTCGGCTGTCAGTACCTCTCGGTCGCGCAGAAGCGCACCGTGTGGTCGAACTACTGGCCCGGCTCTGACGTCGCCTCTGGCAACTATGTCACCGGCTACATCGTGAACGACCCCAACGCCCGCTTCATCGCCCAGTCCGACAGCACTGGCATTGCGTTCCCCACGGACATCAATGCCACCATCGGCTTCGCGATTGGCACGGGCAATGCCGCCAACGGCATTTCGGGCGCGTATCTCGACACCACCACCCTCAACACCGCCACCTACAACGTCAACGCTCCCTTCAAGATCGTCGGCGTGTACCAGCCCACCGTCTCGTCCTTCCCCGGCTCCTACGCCAACGGGCAGGCCTATGACTGGGCCATCGTGGCGCTCAACAATGTTGCTACCCGCAACTTCACCGGCGTGTAAGGAGTAAGGTATCATGGCTGTCAATCTTTCTGCCATTAAAGACCTCCTCCTCCCCGGCCTCCGGGGCGTTGAAGGTCAGTACGAACAGATCCCTGTCCAGTACGACAAGATCTTTACGAAGCACGACTCCAAGATGGCTTTGGAGCGCACCGCTGAGATGCGCTTCCTTGGCTATGCCCAGTTGAAGACTGAAGGTGGCCAGACTGCCTTCGACAACTCGGCGGGCGAACGCTTCGTCTACAATCAGGAGCACACTGAGATCGGCCTCGGCTACGCGATCACTCGCAAGGCCATTGACGACAACCTCTACAAGAGCCAGTTCGCTCCCTCCAACCTCGGCCTGACGCAGTCCTTTGCCCAGACCAAGGAAATCTACGGCGCCAACGTGCTGAACACCGCGACCACCTATAACTCGGCGGTCGGCGGCGACGGCGTTGCCCTCGTGTCTGCCAGCCATCCGATTGATGGCGGCACGATCTCGAACTACGCCACCTACGACCTGAACGAGAGCACGCTGCTGGCTGGCATGATCGCCATCCGCACGAACTTCCGCGATCAGGCCGGTCTGAAGGTGTTCGCTCGCGGTCGTCGTCTGGTCATCCCGCCCGCTCTTGAGCCGGTGGCGATCCGCCTGACGAAGACCGAGCTGCGCCCCGGCACGGCAGATAATGACGTCAATGCCATCCTTTCGACGGCCGGTGGTCTCCCGGAAGGTTACATGGTTAACGATTATCTTACGTCTACCCGCGCATGGTTCCTGTTGACTAACATTGATGGCCTTTCCTATATGGAACGTATCAAGTTTGAAACAGATATGCAGGTCGACTTCACTACAGACAACCTGCTGGTGAAGGGCTACGAGCGGTACAGCTTCGGTTACTACAACTGGCGCTCCATCTACGGCTCGTTCCCGACCTGATGCCATTGGGGCGGGGCTGCGGTCCCGCCCTTCTTTCTAGGCACCCGATCACGCAGACCGGCCTAGCGGACGCTGCACAGACGGCGTGATCTCATCGTGCAGGAGTACCCGTCATGGGGACAACTACATTCACCGGCCCGATCACTGCGGGCGATATTCTGAATACCTCGGGGACTACCCTCGGGCAGGACGTGGCCAACGTGGGCTATGTTGAGATGGTCCAGACCGTTGCCGTCACGCAGGCGACCAACGGCACTACTGCGGGCCTTTACACCACTTCAATCGTGATCCCGGCCCAGAGCCAGATTGTCTCGATTGACCTGTGGGTTAACGTGGCTTGGACCGGCGCCGCCTCCACCTTCAACGTGGGCACGAGCGCCACCGCGACCGAGCTGGCGATTGCGTCTGACAATACCGCCGTGGCCATTGGCCGCGTCGTTGTCAGCCCCGGCACCAGCGCCACCCGCATCAACAAGTGGGTCGATGTCGGCAACAGCGATGTTCGCATCTATGTGCTGTCCACCAACACCGGATCGGGCACCGGCTACCTCACGGTTCGCTATGCTCAGGCCCTCAACCTCGTCCCGTAATCCACTGAACTGTTGCCATAGGAGGCAATCATGAAGGGTACTGCTCCGAAACTTGGTAAAATGAGCCGTCTTGAGTACAACGCCAAAGGCGGCAATGTGTACAAAGAGGCTGAAAAGGGCGACGACGGCTTCAAGCATGGCGGCGCTCCCAAGCACCACATGAAGCACAAGAAGCATCACGCCGAGCACGAGATGCACAAGGCTCATGGCGGCGAAGCCCACCACATGAAGCACAAGAAGCATGTCGAGCATATGCACGGCGAGCACGCTGCGCACCACGCTGGCCGCAAGCCCCGCAAGAGCGGTGGCGGCGTCCTGTCGTCTGCCGCCTCCGGCACGCCCCGTGGCAAGGCCTCGCACTACTAAGGGCGTCCTCCCCGACTTAGTAGAGCACGCGGGGGCCTTCGTGCCCCCGCATTTCCATGAGGTGACGCATGTCTGGTGCATGGACACGAAAAGAGGGAAAGAACCCCGAGGGCGGATTGAACGCCAAGGGCCGAGCATCCCTCAAGGCCGAAGGTCACGACATTAAGCGCCCGCAGCCCGAAGGCGGCTCGCGCAAAGACAGCTTTTGCGCTAGAATGACGGGCATGAAGCGAAAGATGACTGGGTCAGCCAAGGCGGCAGATCCGAATAGTCGCATCAACAAGTCGCTCAGAAAGTGGGATTGCTGAGATGGAAAAACCTTTCTGGGACAAGAAACCCCCGAAAGATGCGGAGGAAAAGCATCTGAGCCGCAAGAAGGTTCAGTTAGCAAAAGCTCATGCTCGCGCGGCGGGCCGTCCCTATCCCAATTTGATCGACAACGCAGCCGCAGCGCGAGCTGGTAAGAGGAGCTAAACATGGGCAGCGTCGCATATTCCATCACGCAATCCGGCCTGTTCGAGCCCTTTGAGCTTCAGGTCGCGCGCAGTCAGATTTCTTGGCACTCTGAGCAGAACATCTTCGCCTACGGCACGACGCCCGCGACTGCTGGCACTTTCCGTACCGTCTGGGAAAACATGGGCAGCACTGAATATGTGTTCCCCGGCTCTGCCTTGACCATGCAGCTCGTCAGCACTGGCGCGTCAGATACCGCCTCCATCACGATCAACGGCCTCGACGCAAATTATGCGATCATCTCTGAGACGCTAGTCCTGAACGGCACGACGAACGTGCCGACGACCAAACAATATTTTCGCATCAATAGCATGGTCGTCTCTGCCGGTAGCGCGACTAATCCCGCTGGCGTTGTCTCGCTTTCAAATGGCGGCACCGTCTACGCGCAGATTAACACGGCGGTCTATAACGGCACGACGTCCAGCATCGGGCAGACCCAGATGTCCGTCTTTACGGTCCCTGCCGGGTACACGTTCTATGGCTACCGCTACGGCGCCTACTCGTCCTTCAATGGCAACACCGCCAACTACACGACCTACCGCGCTGTCACCAATTCTTCGGCTGGCGTGCAGAAGGTCATCGTGCAGACGCCCTTCAACACGACCTATGAAGTACAGCGCCACTTCCCGCTCCCCTATGCGGAAAAGACGGACTTGCGGTGGCAGATCGCCTCCAGCGCCGCCACTGCGGCCGTCGTCAGCGTCAACATTGGCGGCGTCCTGATCGCGAACGACACCGGCCTCTAAGGAGCCCAGATGGCCACGAGCGGCACCTACACGTTCAATCCGTCGCTCGGCGAGCTTACGCTCTATGCGTACAACCTCTGCGGGCTTCGGAACACGTCCCTGCTTCAGGAGCACATGGAGGCGGCCCGCATGGCCGCCAACATGCTGTGCGCGAACTGGAGCAACAGGGGCGTGAACTTGTGGGCCGTGGACCTGATCACGGTCCCGCTGGTGCAGGGCCAGAAGACCTACGACGTGCCGCTGAATACGGTCACGATGCTCGATGCTTACGTTACCATCGACAATGGCAACGGACAGCCCATCGACCGCATCATCATGCCGGTGAGCCGCAGCGAATACGCCAGCTATCCGAACAAGGACCAGCAGGGCTTCACGACCATTTTCTGGTTTGACCGCCTGATTTCGCCCAATCCAACGGTCACTCTGTGGCCTGTCCCGGATGGCAATAGCGCGCAATATCTCAAGTATTACCGCGTGCGGCAGATACAGGATAGTAACCTGCAAAATGGCACGCAGGTGGAGATCCCCTTCCTCTGGATGGACGCCTTCGCCTACGGCCTCGCGGCCCGTCTGGCCGTGATCTGGGCGCCAGACAAGGCGCAGCTCCTCAAGCCCCTCGCCGACGAGGCCTATGCCATCGCCGCCGAGCAGAACGTCGAGACCGCACAGCAATACATCTCGCCCCAAGTCATGGGCTACTACAGGCCGTAAGGGGGCGCAGACATGGGTTACGCTTCCAAGGCAGGCCGGGCATCAACGAGCGCAACGTCGCCGCAGGCCCACGCCATATGCGACCGATGCGGCTTTCGCTACAATCACGTTCAACTCAAGTGGCAGTTCGACTGGCGCGGCGCGTCCTTGCAGAACATCCGCCTGCTCGTCTGCAACACTTGCTATGACACGCCGCAGGAGCAACTCCGCGCTATTGTCATCCCCGCAGATCCCGTGCCGATCTTAAACCCGCGCACGCAGGACTTTGTGACCGCCGAGCAGAACACGCGCACGACCTCGGGGCAGAACACTATTGACCCCATCACGGGCATCCCCGTTATCAAGGGCGCCACCCGCATCACGCAGACCTCTAACACGCGCGTCACGCAGCAGACTGGTGAGCCGCCGGGTGGATTAAACACCCAGCCGGGCACTGATCCCAACGCTCCGGGTGACACCGATCCGGGCTTGCCGTATAACAACGTGACCGTCCCGAAGACAGGACCGCTGACATGAGCGTCGTACAAATCCCGAACCTTACACCGGCGACGTCGCTCAATGGCAATGAGCAACTTGAGGCCGTTCAGGCCGGATCTTCGGTCAGGCTCACGACTTCGCAGATTGCGACGTATATTAACTCCTTATACCCGGCTCCCGGCATTTCCTCAGTCACTGCAAACTCTCCGCTTTCCTCCAGCACCGTTTCCGGCACCGTCACGATTACACTCCCCACGGCGGCAATCACTAATACCTACCTCGCTCAGATGGCTGCGGGCACGGTAAAGGCGAACTTGACTGGTGGATCTGCGTCGCCGTCTGACGTGACGCCCAGCGCCATTTTGAACACCTTCAGCAGCGCCACCGGGTCTCTGCTGTATCGGGGCGCATCTGTGTGGCAGGCGCTCCCGGCTGGCACCAATGCTCAAATTTTAAGTTCAACTGGAACGACATCGCCCCCGGCGTGGTCTTCTCTTAGCGCGCTAATTGATGCGTCAGTTGGCGGCCCCTCTCAAGGCTCCATTTTATTTCGTGGCGCAACTTCTTGGCAAAACCTGCCTCCCGGCACTACTGGACAGGTTCTTCAGACGCAAGGTTCCGGCGCAAACCCTGTCTGGTACACCAATCCCGGCACCGGCACTGTCACTAATATCTCGACCGGAACCGGCCTGACAGGCGGCCCAATCACCACAATCGGAACGATCAACCTTGCCAATACTGGCGCTTCGGCTGGCTCATATGGTTCTTCTTCCGCGGTCCCATCAATCACGGTGAATGCGCAGGGGCAGATCACCTCGGTCAGCAACACGACGATCAATGCCGTCACGCTGACGACTGGCACGATTAGTACCACCCCGTCCAATGGCACCGACATCGCCAACAAGGACTATGTTGACAGCGTTGCTCAGGGCCTAAATTTCCACGCCGCCTGTAATTACGGTTCTGCGGCTGCTCTGCCGTCCTACGTTTACAATAATGGCGCTTCTGGCGTTGGCGCTACGATCACGGCGTCCGCCAACGGCGCTCTTGTCCTTGACGGCCATACTTTTGTCAGCCCTACAGATGTTGGCCTGCGCGTCCTGATCAAAAACGAAACGTCTTCTGCCGCCGCCTACAATGGTATTTATACCGTCACGGCGACCGGCTCTGCGGGCGCAAAGTTTATCCTGACACGCGCCACGGACTACGACAGTTCTGGATCTGGTCAAAATGAGATTGACGCTGGCGACTTTGTGCTGGTTCTTTCCGGCGCTACGCTTGCGAACACCTCTTGGGTGCAGCAGACGCCGCTGCCTATCGTTGTCGGCACGACTGCGCTGACATTCACCCAATTTGGCGCTCCGGTTCTTTATACCGCAGGCACCGGTCTTACCTTGGCTGGGACGACCTTTAGCATCACGAACACAACGGTTACGGCCAACTCATATGGGTCTGCGTCGTCTGTCGGTACTTTCACCGTCAATGCGCAAGGCCAACTTACGGCGGCGGCAAGCACCAACATCGCAATTGACGCCTCCCAGACGACGACTGGCTCGTTTGGCGTGGCCCGTGGCGGCACCGGCATTACCTCCTACACCGTTGGCGATCTGATCTATGCCTCCGGCACGACGGCGCTCTCGACCCTCGCAGATGTCGCGACAGGCAATGCGCTGATTTCTGGCGGCGTGGGCGTGGCTCCCTCGTGGGGCAAGATCAATCTGACTACGGCCATCTCTGGCACGTTGCCGGTCGCCAATGGCGGTACTGGCCAATCTATTTCTTTGACGCAGTATGGCGTCATTTACAGTGCGTCCACCACTGCGATGGCAGTGACTGCGGCGGGAGCGACCGGCCAAGTGCTGGTGGGGAATACCGGCGCTGCGCCTACATGGGCCACAGTGTCCAGCACTCTCGTCTCTTCGATCAGTTTTGGCTCAACAGGTTTGACGCCTTCTACGGCGACGACTGGCGCTGTCACTGTGGCGGGGACGTTGGCAGTTGCTAATGGCGGCACCGGGCTGACATCTACCCCAGCCAATGGCGCTCTCGACATCGGCAACGGCACCGGCTTCACCCGCACTACCCTGACGCAGGGGACGGGCATCACGATCACCAATGCTTCCGGGTCAATTACTATCGCCAATACGGGCGTGACTAGTTTCTCGGCGGGCACAACTGGCCTGACGCCCAGCACTGGCACTACAGGCGCTGTCACGCTGGCTGGGACGCTGGCGGTCGCCAATGGCGGTACTGGCACGACGACAGCCTTCACAACCGGCTCTGTGGTCTTCGCTGGCGCGTCTGGCACCTACAGCCAGAACAACTCCAATTTCTTCTGGGACAACACCAACTTCCGCCTTGGCATTGGAACGGCATCGCCTGCGGTCAGTCTTGCGGTTGCTGCTACGGACTCTATCCTCATCCCGGTGGGAACGACTGCCCAGCGTCCTACGGGCGCGACTGGCTATCTCCGCTTCAACTCCACCACCTCGCTGTTCGAGGGCTACAACGGCACCTCATGGGGCAGCATCGGCGGCGGCGCTACTGGCGGCGGTACGGATCAGATTTTCTATCTGAACGGGCAGACGGTGAATACAAACTACAGCATTCCTTCTGGTCAAAATGCTGGTACATTTGGACCAATTTCCATCGCCGGAGGCGTAGTCGTAACCGTGCCGTCAGGCTCGACTTGGAGCATCGTCTAATGGGTAATCTTGTTCTCAACGGTTCGTCATCTGGTGGCATCACTATCTCGCCACCTGCGGTGGCTGGATCAAACACCGCCACTCTCCCTGCGGCGACAGGCACCGTAGTTGTGGGCACCGCAGTCACTGCATCAACCACCAACACTGTAACAAACAAAATCGCCATCAATATTGGCGGCACTGTTTATTACATTTTAGCGTCTACGTCTGGAACGTAAGGATACTCCTATGTCCGGCACTCTCAAAGTCACAACGCTTCAAGACGGCGCGTCCTCGACCGCCAATCTGGTGTTTGACACAAACGCCAATACGACTGCTGGCGGCACTATTGCGATGGCGTCGTCCTTCAAGCGCAACCGCATCATCAATGGGAATATGGTCATTGACCAGCGGAATGCTGGCGCAAGCGTGTCGATAAGTGCTGCCGCTCAAACTTTCATAGTTGACCGGTTTTACGTAGGATCAACTCAGGCATCAAAACTCACTGCGCAGCAAAACGCAGGTAGTGTTTCTCCGCCTGCGGGCTTTACAAAATATCTTGGTTTCACGTCTTCGTCCGCATATTCGCCCACCTCAACGGATTACTTCTTTCTCGCGCAAGGCGTAGAGGGCTATAATGTCCAAGATTTGATGTGGGGCACAGCGAACGCTAAGTCTGTTACGCTATCGTTCCAAGTGTATTCAAGTTTGACCGGGACATTTAGTGGCAGTCTGTATAACTCACAGTCGAATAACACGATTGCATTCACGTATTCGGTTAGTAACGCTAATACGTGGACGTCGATCTCTGTGACTCTTACAGGTCAGACTTCCGGCACTCAAAATATCACCAATGGCCCAGCGTTCTATGTTGTCTTTGATCTTGGGTCTGGGGCAAATTGGAAAACCTCTACTACCGGATCATGGGTAGCCAACGAATATTTTGGCGTCACAGGGTCGGTGAATGTCGTCGGCACCTCTGGCGCAACCTTCTACATCACCGGCGTCCAATTAGAAGTCGGCACCAAAGCTACTCCCTACGAGATGCAAATCTACAGCGATCAGTTGGCGCAGTGCCAGAGGTATTATGTGCAACTATCCTCCAGCGGCGCATTGTTTGCTTCTCTTGGCAACGGCATTTGCAATTCAAGCAGTTCCGGGCAAGGGTTTGTGGTGCGGCTTCCCGTAACAATGCGCACGCAGCCCACGGCATCCTTCAATGCGATGCGCGTTTATGATGGAGCATCGGCGGCTACAATTTTGTCGTTTTCCGGTGTAAGTTCTTGTTCTAGCGCAAATGCGTTGGGGTTTGACGCATCATGTTCTGGGACAGTTTTAACAACTGGACGCCCATTGACCATTCAAGGCAACAATGACGCCACTGCATACATCGCTGCAAGTGCGGAGTTATAAGATGAACTATCAACTGCAATTTGACCCTTACACCGGAACAGTAAATTCTGTAACGGTTGTGGGCGAAAATATCTTCATTCCGTTTAACCCGGAAAACGCCGACTACCAAGCATACCTTTTATGGATTGGTAGGGGAAACATCCCCTTGCCACCCGCAGAGGCACCCTAATGGCGATTTCGCTCGATGGCTCCGCTGGTATAACTTCTCCCGCCACCAAACTGGCAGGGACAAATTCTGGCGTTGTCACCCTCGCCGGGGCGACGGATGCTGGAACATGGAACTTCACTGTTCCTACCATACCGGGCACATCGGGCTACGTTCTCAGCACTGACGGCGCTGGCGGAACTTCATGGGTCGCACAGACTGGCGGCGGTGGCGGGGGAACTTACACCCGCACGACATTCACCGCGACCGCTGGACAGACAAACTTCACGGCGACCTACACCGTTGGCTATGTGCAGGTCTATGTGAACGGCATTCTGCTGAACAGCGCCGACTACACAGCCACATCTGGCACAGTCATCGTGCTGGCGTCTGCGGCATCCGCTGGCGATCTGGTCGATGTGATTGCGCTCAACATTGGCACGTTTACGAGCGGCGGTTACACCCGCACCAACTACACGGCCACTGCGGGACAGACATCTTTTACGGCTGCTTACACGCCCGGCTACGTGCAGGTGTATTTAAACGGTGTTCTGCTTGATATAACGGACTACACCGCAAGCTCTGGCTCATCTATTGTGCTTGGTACTGGCGCGGCTTCTGGTGATGCAGTCACTATTGTCGCCTTAACGATCAGCGGGTTCTCTGGCAACGTAACTTCTGTCGGCACCCCTACCAGTGGACAGTTGGCGTCTTGGACGGGTGCAACCAGCATTCAGGCGTTTGCCCCGTCTGCTACGGGTGACATTCCGTTCTCAACAAATGGAACGACATTTGCGTCTACGCAAAAGATCGTACAGGGAACATCGCAGGCTACGACAAGCGGCACCAGCATTGATTTCACTGGCATTCCTTCATGGGTAAAGCGTGTTACTGTGATGCTTAATAGTGTCAGCACCAACGGCTCTGGGTTGGTGATTGTCCAATTAGGGTCAACAACATTTACAACAAGTGGCTATACTGGTGGTTGGTCATATGTTGGCGCTGCTAACTTTACGGGTGCTGGAAACTATTCAAATGGTTTTGCCACTGGCGTTAGTAGCGCAGCGGACACCCGTATTGGGAGTTATATAATCACCAACATAGGTGGAAACACTTGGATTTCCCAATGCGTAATCGCTATCTCAAATGGTACTGTGCATAATTTTGGCGCTGGGTATGTGACGCTTTCTGGTGTTCTTGACCGTGTTCGTTTAACCACTTCTACCGGCACAGACACTTTCGACAATGGCTCTGTCAACATCCTGTACGAGTAGGGGTAGCCTATGGCAAACGCTCGCAACCTCTCAACTATGGCACAGGGTGCTAGTACGTCTGGCATCCTCTCTGGCCCGTATGGCGGCACTGGCGCTAACATCACGCCGACGACTGCTGGCAATGTGCTGTTTACGACGAACGGAACTACATGGTCCTCCACCCAAAAGATCGTGCAGGGCGCTTCTGTTGCTCCTTCAGGCACAGCCGCTGCCTCTTTTACTAACCTGCCATCTTGGGTTAAGCGCGTCACAATCCAATTTTCTGCACTTACAAGCGCCACTCTCAACGCGACTATGGCAGTGCAACTTGGAACTGGAGCAACGCCAACTTACACAACATCTGGGTATGTTGGCGCAATTGGGTTAACATTTAACGGAACCGCCAGCACTACAACTGCGTTTTCATCTGGATTTCTTTTTAATACTGGATTTGCAGCAAATTCTCCCGTTCATGGCACTGTAACTCTCACTAATTTGACCGGAACTAATTGGGTAGGGACAATAAATTTTAGTCGTAGTGGAACTTCCGTTACGGGGGCAGGGGGCGGCGTCATTGATATTGGCGCAACCTTAACAGCCGTGCAAATTTTATGCTCTGCCAACTACAATGGCGGAACCGTCAACATCCTATATGAATGAGGGATAACCCATGACCATCTCTCGCAACATATCAGTCATGGCGCAGGGAGCCAGCACCTCTGGCATTCTTGCTGGCGGCTACGGCGGACTCGGCGCAAGCATTGCCCCGACGACTGCGGGAAACACCATCTTTACGACAGATGGTTCCACATGGTCATCTACGCAGAAGATTGTGCGTGGGACATCGGTGGCGACTACTAGCGGTACAAGTGTCTCTTTTACTGGTATTCCTTCTTGGGTAAAGCGCATCACTTTGATGCTGAATGGCGTCAGCACAAATGGCAGTTCATTTGTTCAAGCGCAATTAGGCTCTACCACATTCACTACATCTGGATATGTTGGATGCGAAGTTCTTTCTGGTGGAACAAATTTTGCCGCTGGCTTAAACCTTTCAGCCGGATTTATGATAGCATACAACGGCGCAGCAGACACTCGTTATGGATCAATGGTGTTCACAAACATTAGTGGAAACATTTGGATATGCCAATATATAATTGGGGTATCAAACACCAACGTCTCTGGTTATGGTTCTGGCTCTGTAACTCTTTCCGGCGTTCTTGATCGCGTTCAATTAACGACAGTCAACGGCACCGACACTTTTGACGCTGGTTCCGTCAACATTCTCTATGAATAGGAGGGTTATGTGGAACGCATTGAAGTCAACGTCGAAACCGGCGAAGTAAAGGTCATCCAGTTTACGCCAGAGGAAGAGGCGGCTGCGCTGGCCTATGCGGCTACGATACAAGAGCCTGTACAGCCCCGCCCGACGCTGGAGCAATTGCAGGCGCAGTTGGCGGCGCTCTCGTCGCAGATACAGCACTATGCAGACGGAAATGTCGGTGCTATCGCTATCACTAGCGACACGCCGCTGAGCGGCGTCTCGTTCAACGTAAAGGGGGTATAAATGGACCAGACAAGCGTGAACATTGCCATGACAGTGGCTAACTGGAACATTGTGATGAAGGCTCTGGGCGACATGCCGTTCAAGGACGTGGCTGACATCATCATGTCAATCAAGACGCAGGCCGAGGCTCAGTTGGCTCCCAAGCCCGCTGAAGAGGCTGCGCAGGCTGAATAAGGAGTGGCGGCGCTATGGACCAAGGAACCATCAATCTGGCCCTTAGCGCCGTCCTCTGCACCATAGGCTGGTTTGCTCGGCAACTGTGGGAGGCAGTTAAGTCATTAAAAGATGATCTTCATCGTATAGAAGCAGACATGCCAAAGTCATACGTCCTCAAGGATGATCTGGACAAGCGCATGGATCATATCGAGGACATGTTCAAGCGCATCTATGACAAGCTCGATGCCAAACAGGACAAGTAATGGACCCGCTTACAATCCTCGCACTTGCCAAGGGCAGCTATGAAGCCATCAAGGCTGGCATATCTGTTGGCAAGGAAATGCAGGGGATGTTCAGCGATGTGATGTCGCTGCTGGATAGCGCCAATCAACTTACCAAGATTGCCACGAAGCCGCCAAAGCCGGGCCTATTTGGCGAAAAGTCGGCAGAGCAGATAGCCATCGAAGCCTTCACCGCCAAGGCTGAAGTCGAGCATATGATGATGGAGGTGAAGAACACCTTCATCTCGGAATATGGTATTCTGGCATGGGACGAAATCCTCAAGGAGACGACCCGCATACGGAAGGAACAGGCTGCTGCTCGTCTCAAGGCTCGCAAGGAGCAGGAGGAACTTATGCAAAACGTCATGGTCTATGGCTCTGCTTTCCTGCTTCTGTTTGTTTTTATCATCTGCGGCCTGCTCGCAGCCGTCTCTCTCGCGCATTAGGAGTGTCGCCATGCAAATGAGCCAAGAGGGCATCGACGCCCTTCTCAAGAAGTACGAAGGCTGCAAACTGAAAGCCTATCGCTGCCCGGCCAACGTCTGCACCATCGGCTACGGCCACACTTCGGCGGCTGGCGCTCCGGCAGTCATGGATGGCATGACGATTACCCAGAAGCAGGCCGACGACATCCTGCGCCGGGATCTGGTCAAGTATGAGACTGCGGTCTTCAACATGGTAAAGCAGCCGCTGACCCAGCACCAGTTCGATGTCCTCGTGGACTTTGCCTACAACGCTGGGGTGGGGAACCTGCAATCATCCACTCTCCTCAAGAAGGTGAATGCCGCGCAGTTTGATGCTGTGCCCGCCGAGTTGATGAAGTGGACCAAGGGCGGCGGCAAGGTTCTCGCCGGTCTTGTGAAGCGCCGCCAAGCCGAAAGTGCGTGGTGGGTATCGCACGAAATGTCACCAATTACGCCGCTTGTTGGGCCTTCTGCACCTACGGAAGATCCTACGGATGATGAGCATGAGCAGCGTACCGAGCCACAGCCCGTCCCGGTGCCCTCAATGGCTGACAGCAAGCAGGGCAACGCTGCGGTCATTACTGCGGGCCTTGGAGGGCTTGGAGCGGCCAAGCAGATTGCCGCTAACGCGCAGGATGCGTCCGACACGGCAGACCAGATTATGGGCTTACTCCACAATACCAACTTCATCATCATGCTGGCGATCATTGGGTTGGGCGCCGCAATCTGGTACTTCCGCAAGCAGCACATGGAGGAGCACGGTGTTTAGTCTTCTCTTTACCCCAATTGGCCGCTACCTTGCTGCGGCAGTGGCCATTGTCGTCGTGCTCGGCGGCGTATACTTCAAGATCCGGGCCGACGCCATCGCAGAAATCGAGGCGGCGGCCGTCGCCGACGTTTTAAGGAGGACTGAAAATGCGGTTAAGGCTGGTGACGCTGTTGATGTTTCCGCTGACGGGGTGCGCAAGCCCGACGCTAACCGTCGCAACGAATGAAAGCGTCTGTACCGTCTGGAAGGACGTTTCTTG